TCTCCTGTTTCTAATCGAATGGCACTCACCGCTATATACTGCGAAATACTTTATGGTCACTGTGTGGAACGAGGTTACACATATGTTGCTGCAAATCAAAGTATAGTAAAGCACGGTTCTGTATTACCTGAATTCTTGGGCACTGACCCTTCTTCCGCGCTGTTAAGTGACAATGTAGTTCCGGTATGGGGCAAACATCTTACAACTGCGATAAATAATATTAGATAATACTTGACTAAAATAGTCGGGTAATGATATACTTAAATATAAAACTAATATAGGAGATATACGATGGCTTATTCCGAGAAAGTGTTAGACCATTACGAAAATCCACGCAATGTAGGCAAACTAGACCGCAATGATGACAGTGTTGGTACTGGCATGGTGGGTGCTCCAGCGTGTTAATTTGATAAATAATAGTATGAGTAAAAAATACGGCATACTAAAAAATTGTAAGCATTGCGGAACTGAATTTGAAACCAAGCCAAGATATGTAGATTACTGTTCGACAGCCTGCAAAAATCCTATTAATAGACCAGGTAATACTGCTTGGAATAAAGGATTAACAATGACAGAAGAACAAAAATCTAAAATGAACTTGGATGGGCTTAATAGGGGAAGAGGCTGGAACAAAGGATTAAAAAATCCCGAGCAGTCAAAAAAGTGGACGGGTGAAAATAATCCTAATTGGGACGGTAAACTCAATAATCAACGCCCACATAAACCAAAAGATTCCGCTTTTGAAAAGTACAAAGCAGAATGCAAGAAAGTTACATATCGCTCTGTTAAAGTATTAAAGGAGCAAAACAAGGTACCTAATAACACAGGTAAACGTAAAACAGATATGCAACTGGATCATATAATACCCTACAAACAAGGGTATGAATTAGGGCTAGCACCGGAAATTATTGGAGGGATTTCAAACCTACAATATATTACAGGTGCAGAAAATAGAAAAAAGTGGGATAAATTTCAACCACAACACATAATAGACGAGGTAATTAAAAATGGCATATAGTGCGAAAGTTCTAGATCATTATGAAAATCCGCGTAACGTTGGTAAACTCGATAAGGAGGATTTGCAAGTGGGAACCGGCATGGTCGGCGCTCCTGCTTGCGGTAGGCGATGTTATGCAGTTACAAATCAAAGTAAATGACGATGGTATCATTGAGGATGCTAAGTTTTTAACGTATGGCTGTGGATCGGCGATTGCTTCAAGTTCACTTGTGACAGAGTGGATTAAAGGGATGAACCTTGACCAAGCAGGCGAACTAAAAAATAGTGATATTGCTCAAGAGTTGGCTTTGCCACCAGTGAAAATCCACTGTTCGGTATTGGCAGAAGATGCTATTAAAGCGGCTATTGCTGACTATAAAACCAAACACGAAGGCAAAGAAACACAATCAGGTGCCGTTGGTAGTTATGAACCTAACGCATAAGGAGAATACTATTAAATGTCACCTTATGAGTTAGATTCATTAGTCACCGCAAGCATGGTTTTTCTGCTGGCAGGTTATCTTGCTAGTATTGTTATTTTTGATTTGATTAAACCTAGCGGAATGAGCAATTTCGGCATATTTGTTATTTGCGGTGTGTTGCTTACTGCGCCCACCGCATATTTAATAAAAAACTTATATGTACTTTTCGCTACATTCTATATATAAAGGAGTGATATGATACTAAAGACCAGTCTATATCGTTATCATCCCGAGCATGATGAAAAACCGTATATGGAAGATATTGATGTTGAGATTCCAGACGGCAAAGATATCATGGTCTTGGATGTATTACATTTAATAAAAGAACAAAATCCATCTGTGACATTTCGCAGAAGTTGTCGTGAAGGTGTCTGTGGTTCAGATGGCATGAATATCAACGGCACTAACGGTTTAGCATGTATCACACCACTGTCAAAGGCAATGGGTAAAAGCGATAAACTAATACTTCGTCCATTGCCTGGACTGCCTGTCATTCGTGATTTGGTTGTAGATATGACTCAGTTTTATGCTCAGTATGAGCGCATTAAACCATGGCTACAAAACAATACACCTGCTCCTGCTATTGAACGATTACAAAGTGAAGAGGAACGAGCCGAACTAGATGGATTATATGAATGTATCATGTGTGCTTGTTGCTCAACAGCGTGTCCGTCATTCTGGTGGAATCCTGACAAGTTTTTGGGTCCACAAGCAAGTTTGGCAGCGGCACGATTCTTGTTAGATAGCAGAGATACCGCAACAAAAGAACGACTACAAGAATTGGATGACCCATTCTCAGTATTTCGTTGTCATGGCATAATGAATTGTGTGAATGTGTGTCCTAAAGGTCTTAATCCAACTAAAGCAATTGGTAAAATAAAAACCATGCTACTTCAACAGGCGACTTGATTATGATGCGTGATTTATTTGCTCGTTTATTGGCAACAGATGATGAAAAAATAAAAGAGCGTAAAGAGCGCATCCAACATCCTCACCATGTAAAATCAAAAAGTCATTGGGACTGGGATTCTGGATATTATGACCCAGAATCACCTATAACTAAAGACGATAAGAATATAACAAAATAATCTAACTCTATTGTACTGGAGTACAATGTGTACAAGCGCCATTTATGATTAAATAATAGTATGAAGACATTTATAGGAGAATAAAGAATGGCTACAGTAGTACAAAGATTTGCCGAAGGCGCATATGTTATCACCGCAGATGGTGAAGAGATTCCAGTATATGAGGGTATGGAGATATACCCTGATGACATTATTGTTGGTGAAGTCGCCACAATAGAAATCGCTGATGAGGCAGTGGCAGCACAAGACCCAGGTGCTGACCCATCAACTATCCCAATAGATGATATTGCCGCATTACAACAAGCAATCTTAGAGGGTGCTGACCCTACTCAAGTAGGTGAAAGAACAGCCGCAGGTGCGCCGGCAGCAGGAGGACCAACAGCAGATGGTGGTGGTTCATCATTCGTTACGCTTGACAGAAGCGGAGCAGAAGTTGACCCTACTGCTGGCTACGAAACAACTACTTTTAATGCTGAAGTTCAGCAAACGCAAGAAGAACCACCAGCGCTAGTTGAACCAGAAGTAGTTGAACCAACACCTGAACCAATCGTAACAGTTACCACAGAAACTCGCACTGATGTTCGTACTGAAACTGAAACAAAAACAGTGGTCGGTGACGAATATGAAACTGGTCGTACAACTGAAACAAGTAGTGAAACAACTACAGATGAAACTGGTACAACTGTTACCACAACAACTGTAACAACAATCACATACGATAAAGAAACTAACACCGTTACAACAACCACAACGATTACAGAAACATACGAGCGTGAAGTAACCACTACAGAATATCCAAGTGGTCAAACAACTGTAACGCTTGGTGAATGGACACTAACGGATACACAGACTGATACTCAAACTGAAACAACAACCACTAACGAACCTCGTGAGCAAGTTGTTGAAGATGTTGACACTGAGTTTACGCCAGTTGAGCCAGAAGAGCCTACTGTTACTGTAACTAAAGAATACGATGTTGTTACTAATACAGAATCTACCGTAGAAACTGTGGTTGGTGATGAGTACGAAACAGGTCGTAATACAACAACTGATGTATCAGAAGTTGCGACAGACCGTGGTCAGTTGGTAACAACAACTACCACAACTACAACTACAATCACATACAACCAAGAAACAAACACAATCACAACTAATGTAACTACAACGGAATACTATGAGCGTGATGTAACTACGACTACATATCCAGATGGAACAACCGAAGTAGTTAATAGTGAATGGACAATGTATGATTCTGCTACAGACACAAGTTCAACTACAGACACCGTAGAAACACCACGCACTGAGGTTCTAACTGATGTAGCAGTGGATGAGGTACGATTTGAGCCTACAGTAGAGACTGTCACAGAGACTAAAGAAGAGGTTGATGTACAAACCACAACTGAAACTGTTGTAGGTGATGAATATGAAACTGGTCGTACAACTGATACTGATGTAAATGAAGAAACAACAGACCGTGGTCAACTTGTTACTAAGACAACTACCACGACTACAACTGTTTCGTACAACCAAGAAACTGACACAGTTGAAACCACGACTACTACCACGACTACATACAGTAGAGATATTACAACCACTACTTACCCTGACGGTACAACTGATGTAGTAACAACTGATTGGGAACAAACAGGTCAAACAAGTGATGTTACTGAATCAACTGATACAGTAGAAACACCTCGTACCGAAGTACTAACTGATGTAGCGGTAGAAGAAACTCGTTTTGAGCCTACTGTTGAGACTATCACCGAGACCAAAGAAGAAGTTGATGTACAAACTAAAACTGAAACAAATGTAGGTGATGAATACGAAACTGGTCGTACAACTGAAACAACTTCAAATAAAGTAACAAGCGAAGATGGTACAAAAGAAACTACTACCACTACAACTACTACAACCGTTTCGTACAATCAAGTTACAGACACGTTAACAACTACAACGACTACCACTACGGCATACAGTAGAGATATTACAACCACTACATATCCAGATGGTAGCAAAGATGTAGCAACAACTGATTGGGCACAAACAGGACAAACAACTGATGTTGATACAGTAACAGACACAGTAGAAACTCCACGCCAAGAAGTACTAACAGAGGATGTGGTTGATGTAAATCTTCTACCAGTTGCTGAAGATGACACATACGAAACAGACGAAGATACACCAGTAAGCGGTGATGTTTCTGACAACGATACAGACGGTGACGGCACAAGCACATTCTCGTTAATTGGTGAAGATATACCAGGACTGGTGTTTAGCGACAATGGTGAATTCACATATACGCCAAGTGACGAAGATGGTGACCAGATTGTAACATTTGATTATCGTATTACGGATGAAGACGGTGAATACAGTGACGCTACTGTGACTATTAATGTTGAAGATGTACTTGCTCCAGAAGAGCCAGAAGAGTTAGGTCAATGGTTTTTCTCACAAGGAGGCAACGAAGTACAACCTGGTTACGACTATGAGTTAGTAACAGATGGCAAGAAAAATGACCACATGGAAATCAATGTACAGAACAAGCAACTTGGTGAGCACCGTGTTGATATAGGTGATGCTGTTAAGTTTACTATTGCGGTATCCGGTGATGCTGAATATGAAACAGATTACACATTAAACATGGTTAGTAAGTCACCACAAGTTAATATTGATAGTTGGTCACTTGACAGCGGCACTCTTTCGGTAGTAATATCAACCACTAAAGATGGCTTTAACTTGTCGGGCAGCACATTTGCTATTGAAGTAACTTCTGTTAACGAAGGCGCTGATGTAGGTGTTGAGTTTGATATTACAAGTGTAGTACATTATGATGCGAGTGCGAACCAAGACATTGTGATGGGCACATGGGAATCAAACGATGATGTGTTGATTGGATTGATTGACCCTAACTTTACTGATAGCGTGTAACTAACACTGGTGCAAAAGTATTGAAATTTGTCTCCTAGTATAAATATATGTAGGGATATGTTGTAGGAGACAGTTCAATGATAAAAACAGTAATAGATTTTTTACTTTCGCCGCCAATAACTGAAATTGTATTAACTATTTTCACTGGTTCTATGCTTATTTTAAGTGGGATGGTTACACTATGAATGATTCGACCAGTGAAAGTTTTAACATTATGAATAAATCGACCGATATAATAACTCGGTCGTTAGATACCATTATGAAAATAAATTCTGTATTAGAAAAATCAGAATATGTAAATAGTGATAAGAAAATACATATTGACAAAAAATATCAGGGAGGTCTTCATGGGCCCGGGCAAAGTTAAGTTGCAATTGATAGACTGCGAGATTGACGAAACAAAAAATGGTCACTATGTTAATGGTGACCAAGAGGTATGGCTCAAAAACGGCAAACTACACCGTGAAGATGGTCCTGCTTTGATTTGGAATAATCATGTAGAAGAATGGTATTATGAAGATGTATTGCACCGTGAAGATGGTCCTGCGCTAACATTTCCAGACGGTACCACGATGTGGTATAAACACGGAAGCAAACACCGTGAAGATGGTCCTGCTGTTATTTGGGGCGATAGTTCATGTGAATGGTGGCATGATAACATGGAATACAGATTTTCAGATTGGTGTGATGCTGTGGGATTGTTGGAAGAGCAAGAAGCAGTATTAATAATGACGTATGATACGTCCGATCGTTATTTTCAAAAGTCTTATGTTTCGCAAATAAACATGCGTAAAGCATAAATAATAATATGAGATTTAAAGAATTACAAGAGTCCGAATTTAAGGGCCATTCAAAGAAAACCAACTTGGGAAGAGACTTCAAGGACATGCACACAGCAGTCCAACGAAAAGTAGATGGAGTTGTCGAAATGGCATCTTACGATGGAAATATCGGGTTCATGGAAGTAATGAAATTTTTCAAAAAGGCAAAAGATAACGGCGACAATAAGTTGGTATCTAAAGTCAAGAAACTTATTGCCAAAGATACCCCGAATTCTAACAAATACGCATGGAACATTATACAACAGTACACTGACACTAAATTAGTCGGTAAACAGTTTGAAAGTTCTATTGCGCAAATGTTTGAACGAAAACTAAAAAATATTAAAAAATAGTCAAGTTTTTCTTGACTATTCCTACCTTAGCGTCTATAATATGTAACATAGACATAATGTTCTACAACCTAAACAATATATTTGAGGTAATTTATGATGGGATACTCGGCTCAGGCTATTACAGATTCACTTGGTCGTATCACTGACGGCGGATTTGACCTAACTAACCTATCACCAGCAGAAGCAGGTGAGCGCATGGATCCTTGGGTTCGTGAGGTTACTCTACGGGGAACTACTACTCTAAACGAAGTTCTAACCAAAGACAAATACCTGAAATACGATTTGTTAGCGTCTATTCTGGTAAACGAAGAAAAAGTACCGCTGGATACTCAAGTACAGTTGCTAACTTCTGGTCACATTAAAGAAATACGCACTCTAAAAAGTAACGGCGAAACTGTAATCCGTCGATACCGTTGCAATGGCACTACATATCTAGGAAGTAAAAAATAACTATCATATGTATTAAAAAATACAATCAAAAATCACCTCCAAATTGCTTGAAACTATTATAAATAATATGTACAATAGATAAAGTAAAGGAGGTAATAAATGATTAAACATGAACTAGACTTTAGTAACGGCGCCGTCGTAGTAGGACACTACAAATATCCAAAATGTCCATCCTGCGACAGCGCCAAAGAACTCTTAAAAGAGAACGATATACAGTACACATTTGTACAAGCAGACAAAAAACTATTTGGCAAGGTTATGGGTGTAACCAAGCAAATTACTGTACCACAAATATTTATCAATGGTGAATTTATTGGTGGTTACGAAGAACTAGAAACTAAACTAAAAGGAGAAAAACAATGATAGGCAAACAAGTACCACAAGTAACATTTAAATACCGTGTTCGTACAGACGGACATGATATCTGCTACGTAAACCCAGACAATGGTGGTGAAAACCCTTTTGAATGGAAAGACGTAACAACTGATGATATCTTTGCAGGCAAGAAAGTAATCGTATTCTCACTACCAGGAGCATACACTCCAACTTGCTCTGCTTCGCACTTACCTAGATACGAAGAATTGTATTCTGAATTTAAAGAACTGGGAGTAGATGAAATCTACGTTCTATCAGTAAACGATACATTCGTTATGCGTAAGTGGATGATTGATCAAAAAGCAACCAACGTAAAATTTATTCCCGATGGTTCTGGAATATTCACTGAAGGAATGGGAATGCTGGTAGATAAAGATAATCTAGGTTTTGGTAAACGATCTTGGAGATATTCTATGTTAGTTGATGATAGAGTAGTTGAGAAGATGTTCATTGAAGATGGTAAAATGGATAATTGTCCGACAGATCCATATGAGGTATCTGACGCAGACACAATGTTATCATATTTAAAATCTTAATGTTTGGCAATAGAGAGGCTATCTAAGCCTCTCTATTTGTTCATTTATCCAATCATCTGATTTATTCGGCCAACCCTTTCCTAATTTTACTTTTTTTCTTTTTGCCAAAGCACGTAACTCCACGACATTATCTCTATTTCGTAATTTAGTAACAGAGTTAGTCATTGCTTCAACTGCGGTCGTCCAAACATTTTCTTGCCAATCTGTGCGACTCTTTGTTTCCAATTCTTTTTGCTTTGCCTCTGAACCTATAGTCTCCTTCCACAATGGGTCATTTTTTGTGTCGGACACTTTTTGGTTTCTAACCAATCCAACATTTTTCATCCAGTCTGAATCGGAGTAGCATTCTTTTTGCTTTCTAATTCTCTCTATTCCTTTAGATGCTTTCCACTCAGAAGAATTTACTGTTTCCTTAATTTTTCTCAATGCCTCCTTTCCAGTAGTTTCTTTCCACAATGGGTCGTTTTTTGTGTCAGATATTTTTTGATTTATATGTAATTGTTTTACTTTCCATTGGTTTGAAGATTTTGTTTCCATTAGTCGTTGGTATTGTAAGTCTGAACATCCGCCGTCCAATCCATTTTCAATTTTGAGATTTGCCCATATAATCGAGTTAACAATATCGTTTTCTATACTGAATCTTATTGCTACTTTTTGTAATGTTATTGGGCAACAGTAAGGTTCAGAGACCCAGAGTAATTCTGGGTTACCATGGTGCTTGATAAAATCTTTCCATACTTTGCCAGACCCGTGATAGTTTTCATAATCATCTTGCGTAGTTTTATGGAAATAAAACACACTTGAACCATCATTTCTGATAATTCTTCTTATCATAAGTCGCGTTGGTTTGAATAATGAGTTATTATATGTATAATTTACTTGACTTTCCACAAGTGTGGATATACTATTATAAATAGACATGCTGATAGTTCCTTATTAACTGTTAGAGTAGTCGGATATTGGCGTATCGCGGGCTACACTTTTATTTATCTTTCGGCAAACGTTCATGGCGTTACGCTATGGTGGTAGAAGACGGTGTAGTAACACACATGTTTGAAGAGCCAGGCAAGTCTGACAATCATCCAGAAGACCCATACGGTGTATCAGCACCAGAAAACGTACTAGCAAATATTTAATAGGAGTATAACATGAATCAACTACGCATAGCATTAGGCTTATTCTTCGTACTATTCGGTATCACTAAAATCATTCCATTGTTTGGCTTTGGTTACGGTTTCGGTGGCACCGTGTGGTTTGTTGGTGAAGCAATGGGTTACCCAGCACCAGCATTTATGGTAGTAGTGGCAATCGTTGTAGAAATTCTACTAGGTTTGGCATTGTTGCTACCACAGTTCAATGGTGAATGCCATAAGCGTCAACGATTGGCAGCATACGGGCTTGGACTGTTTACAGCACTAGCAACACTAATGTTCCACGTACCAGGCATTTCAGGTGAGACACTAACACCAGAAATGACAAACTCGTTGAAGAACCTAATGATTATTTCTGCACTATTCGCAGTAGGTAGTTCAGTAGAAAACGAAAAATCATAGGTGAGTTATTAGGGAGAAACCACGTGGTGTTGTTTGGGCGTCTTTTTAGGCGCCCTTTTTTTACTAAAAAAAGGTTGACAAATATCCGTGCGGATGTATAATATAAGGGTAAGTTGATGAGAGAGAGAAAAAATGATGAATGTTAAAGCGGGTGATCTGATTAAGTCTTACGATTTTTCTAAAGAGATGCAGCCTGGTTGTTACATGGTTGGTCTTGTTAAGTCGTTATCAGGAGAGATTGTTCATTGTGAGATGATCAAGTCATTCTTTGACGGTGAAGAATATGAACATCCTAACAAAGACGGTGGTTTTCGTACAATGGTACAGGGTGCTGGCTTTTTTGATGACCGTGATACTCGTATTGAAGTTATTGCTACAAAAGAAGAACTTGAACTTGTAATGGAGGCAGTATAATGATTGATTACAAAATGGGCACTGAAGAAGGCAACATACTAATTGAACGTATTGTTGATGCGTCTGTTAAACTATACAAAAATAATGGCGCAAGTTTGCTAGACGTTGAAGGTTTTGTTGAAGCGAATCTAACACGATTACAGGATGCAGGATACGAAAAGGCGGCAACACTTCCGGTAGTCAAGAGTATCTTGTTACAGTTTGCAGTTCGTGCTGAGGAATTGTAATGCTTTTACTAATTGGTTTAATTTTTATGGGATTGGGCACATACTTTTTAGTTAAGCCCTCCCGTTCGTTTATTGGTAATTTCGGTTTGGGTCTACTAGGGACCCCGTTTTTACTTTTAGGCTTATTGTTCGTGTATTCTGGGGTTGAGTGATAAATACCTATATAAATATAGGAGGTTATTATGTCACTACCGATGAACGAACAACAGTTACAAGCAATATTCCCAAGAAATCCCAACATACCAAAATGGTATAAGGCAATGCAAGAACTATTGCCAAAATATGGTATTGACACCCCATTAAGATTGTCAGCCTTCTTGTCACAATGCGGACATGAAAGTATGGGGTTAATGGCGATTGAAGAAAATCTAAACTATTCACAGTCTGCCCTCCTTAATGTATTCGGTAAATACTTTACAGCAGAACTTGCAGCAAACTACGCCAGAAAGCCTGAACTTATTGCTAACCGTGTATATGCTAATCGCATGGGAAACGGTCCAGAAAAGTCAGGTGATGGTTGGAGGTACCGAGGTCGAGGTGTTATACAACTTACAGGTAAAAATAATTACCAAAAGTTTGCTGAATTTTTAGGTCAAGACTTAGATTATGTTATGGGGTATCTCACCACATACAAAGGTGCGTTAGAGTCTGCATGTTGGTATTGGCATACGAACGGGTTAAATCGTTTCGCTGATGAACAAGATATGCGTGAACTTACCAGGCGTATTAATGGTGGGTATAATGGGTTAGAAGACCGTATAAATCACTATGAGCATATTAATCATGTATTTGGTTTAGTAACGGAACAGCATACACTAACACAGTCACAAGTTAATATGCGTACCCTACGCAAAGGTGATCACGGAGAAGAAGTAGAACAATTACAACGTGCCTTAGGATTAAGTCCAGTAGATGGTATCTTTGGTCAGGGAACTGAAAGAGCAGTGATGGCATTTCAAGCACGAAATGGGCTATCACCTGATGGTATCGCAGGACGTAGAACACTAACACGATTGTTTGGAAAGTAGATTGACAATCGTGGCACAAACAGTGTATAATGAAAGTTATACACACCATAGATGGGGAGACACGGTATGAGTAATTTGTTTTTCGATTCAGCATATGAAGAGGCAGAAGTAGAATTTTTAGATATGTTGGATACCAGTCAACTTGTTCGTTTCAATACGGTAGTAGAATGTATTGATTTCGACAAAGAACAATTGAAATGTATATTAGAAGCATTATATGCAGAACGATTAGGATATGATGACACAGTAGAAGAACTTGCCAACAATAATGCTGAAATTGCAGGTGACTTAGAATACATAGTGTACGGCGTACTACACTAAAGCATAAATACTCTTGTAGGATACAAGAGGAGACACAACATGGATTCGTTGATTAATGATATGTCTATGAACCTAAGCGATTTAATACAGCCGTGGTTCATGATACTATTTTCTATTGTATTTGTTATATGGTTCAAAGACCTAGCAACTAATATAGCAAAAGGAATAAGTTTTAAAATGAAGCCTGGATTTGAACCAGGTGACAGTGTGATATTAGATGGTGAAGATGCCCTAATAATTAACATAGGTATATGGGAAACCGTATTTGAGATACGTAGAGAAGGCAAGACTTGCTGGCGATATGTACCTAACACTCGCATAGATTACATAAGATTGGAAAAAGTTGTTCACACTCGCAGGAGAGAAGAACGACAATAACCTAAAAGGATAAACAATGCAAAACTACGAAACTATTTTGGAAGTGGAACATTTCACGGATGATTTGTTTTGGTTTAAAACGACTAAGAGTGATGCATGGAATAAGCGTAATTTTATCGCAGGCGAATTCACAATGATCGGTATGCCAGATAACGATATACAAAGAGCATACAGCATTGCGACTAGCCCAAAAAATGACTTTCTTGAATTTTTCAGTATCAAAGTTCAAGATGGTCCACTAACTAAAGAACTACAAAACGTAAAGGTAGGGGATGAAATAGAAGTAGGAAGTAGACCTGTTGGTACACTGACTACCAAACTACTAAGCCCCACCACAGCAGACAAAAGCCGTTTATGGTGTATCTCTACGGGTACAGGTCTCGCGCCGTTTTTGAGCATAGCAAGGGATTCAGATGCTTATGAACAATTTGACGAGGTTATTGTTACTCATACCTGCCGTACTAATGCTGAACTCGTGTTCGGTGAAGATATCAAACGATACGGCGCTAGAATGTATCAAACAGTCACTAGAGAAGACCCTAAAGAAGGTCGATATAGAGGACGTATCACAGACAGAATACATAGCGGTGAGTTGTTCCGTGACCTGGAAATAGACCAAGACTTTTTTGATCCTGAACGTGACCGTATTATGATATGTGGTGGTCCAGATTTTAACATAGAACTACGCAACATGTTTGAATCACAAGGATGGATTCACGGTACCAAAAAGGAACCCGGACAGTTCGTACAAGAAAAAGCGTTTGTTGAGGTACTGTAATTGCATTTAGTAGGTCATCATATAATAGACAACTCCCAATACCACAACTATAGTATAAGAAATGTGTTGGTGGCGTTGTTGTATCTTGTCATGCTGACCTTTGATCCTCGTTCCGAAGTGTACTACTTGTTTGTTATGTTGTTACATAATACACCGTGCTTTGTGTTTGCAGTGTATTCATTATTCAATCAAATAGAATCACATTTTGAAGGCAGAAATTTATTTCAAAATTTTGACTCGAATGTATAAAAAAGTGTTGACTTTATCCTCAAAGGAGTTATAATTACAAAGTAACGTTGATTGAGAGGATACACAGATGACTACACTGACTAATGAAATTGCTACTCTTGTTGAAGAAATCAAAAAAGACTACGCTGGATTCAACGCAAATCTAGCAAAAGATGCGTCAGATGATGAAACTCGTGATCGAATCCGCGCTAATATGACTGAACGTTTCAACAATGGTATTGAAATATCAGAAGGTAAAAAATACATCAAGATTATCACCAATCGTTCTGTTTGGGGATTCATTGTCAAAGGTGACGATGATAAAAAGTTCCGTAAAGGAGATATTCTAAAAGCGGCAAGTTGGGCGACTCCCGCTCGTAATGCGGCTCGCGGAAACGTTATTGACGGTGGATACACCGTTCGATGGACTGGCCCTCTTTACCTTAAATAAGGGTCATATGCAAATATTGGTAGGAAATTAAGTACGCATATCCATTTTCGTACTTAGTATATAAATATTAGTGTAAGGAATTGAGATTTTTTCTTAGTTCCTTATACTACATGATAAAACTTTAAGTTTTATTATTTAGTCCTCTTCGCCAATATTTGCCCGGGACTCGTTCCCGGGTTTTTTTATAACTATAGGGATAATATATGGCAAATCTATTCAAAGACATTAACACGTTTCAAACAGCGTGTGACCAAGAACCAAACGAATCAAACTACAAAATGTACATTGACCTCATTCGTGAAGAGGTACAAGAACTAGAAGAAGCACTAGAAGCAAACGACCGCATAGAACAGTTAGATGCCCTTATTGATATTATGGTAGTAACATTGGGCGCTGTACGCACTGGCAATTTTGACGGAGAAGGAGCATGGGACGAAGTAATGAAAACCAATTTTGCGAAAATAGATCCGGAAACAGGAAAGGTACGGAAACGAGAAGACGGAAAAGTTCTGAAACCAGAGGGATGGGTAGCACCGAATCTGAAACCGTTCGTGTAGTGTGGCCAAAATTAAAGTTTCCACCAATCAATTTGTGGAACATGCCTAAGCGATAAATACAATTACAACAATAGCGAGGGTTTAATATGTATAATGATTACACTGGTTTGACAGAGGAAGAACTAGACGAAAAAATCAATAGCATACAAGCAAAAATGAGTATTGCCTATCAACAAGGCCAAGAAGGTCTAGTGGAACAATTGAGGTTCCATTTAGATAATCTTAACTTGGAACTAATGGAGCGCATGGAACGCGCACGATTCGAAATTATATCTGAAAGGACACCCGAATCATATATCATAGGAGAAGACCCGGATGACGAAGATGCCGACGAAGATTAACCATGTTATTCATCATTTAACTTTACAAGGCAGTGATTTAGATGTTACAATGTTTGTAGAGTACTTAAATAAGTATTGGTTCAATCAATGGAAACCACTGTTAAAATTTGATGGAGTGCGTTATGATTTGGGAAGTGATACAGTTACATTCAATACATCTTGCGGCAAAACATCAATGCTAAATTTCGTAAAGGAATTTAGTCTTAAATTTGAACGAATGACGTTCATGTACCATTATTACACAACAGACAAAACAGAACAAAACTTAGTCTACGTCAGTAAAGGCGAAGAAAAAATTTAATATTGTCTATAAGAGGACTTACAAATGGAATCATTCATTGTAGATAACTATTCAACGTATTCTACTACTATCCACACTACTGTAGTACAAACGGGTGAAAGTATCATAAGTGATGAATTTAATATCGATGTTGATTTTGCTTGGGTTAATCCTGACAGGAAAGAAGCAAACGTTTCATTTCTAAAAATGAAAATGCTTATAGAAGAAGTTCTAGACCAAAGTATTATCACACACCGTAACGCAAAAATAGATACATCTATGCTTGCTAACAATACTATACTGTTGCCATACGTACCATCGACTGATATATTAGCAATGGTACTTCATGCCAAACTCTGCGCAGTGGTAGGCGATGATATTTTTATTGCGAAAGTTAAAGTAACTAATGCGCTCCCTGATTTTTCTATGGCGTTCACATATTCGGATAGAGATTATTCGTTACTGCCCACAATCGAAGAATTTGCAGAAAATGACTTCACACACTATAAAACACCTTGGTGGTTCCGAGATACATGCGAAACGTGCGACTACTTTTCAGATAATGAAGACGATGTTATTGAAGAGCCTCAATATTATGATGTGTATGAAGAAATCAATACAATGGTCAACGAAATTGAAGCAGAAGTACGCGGTGAACTAGGCGAAGAACCAGAAGAAGATGGTGAAGTAATTGATTTCAAGGCGTGGAAACCAACAGTTGTCGATGAATGATTTGACCTTTGATAGGTACGGTCGTGTTGTCTACAACAAACAAGACTTGTATGATATGTTGATGGAAGGCATTGACATATCACCTATCACCAATGTTGAATGGAATGAGGATATACACAAATACAACACTGCGATTGATGCTAACCATTTAGATTCAAGTAAAATTGCTCCATTGGCAAAGTATGATTATGACGTTGAGGAGTTTGATGAGCATCAACAATCACAGTGGTTTATCCCTAATAAGTACAAAGAACTAGACATAATAAGATATGTGTGGGAACGTACACCAAAAGATAGGGAAGAGCGTGTAGAACAAGAGTTGTTCCTATATGCTAAATATGATTTACTGAATGTATTAAGAGCGTGTGTGTATCTTGTGGACACTATGCGAGAACATAATATAGTATGGGGTGTCGGTCGTGGCAGTTCTGTGTCCAGTTATGTTTTGTATGTATTAGGAATTCACAAGATAGATAGCGTAAAGTATGGATTGGATATTAGTGAGTTTTTAAAATAGTATGTCAGATGAAATAGTAAAATTTCCTGCTAGTAGACGGAAACTAAGTTCCAAAGAAGAAAAAGAAGTACGTTGCGCGGCGAATCTTATACATGAAATTTATAAGGATAAGAATCCTTTTCTAAGCGATAGTCACCGACTAACACAGTCAGAAGAGGTGATTAGAGAAATGCTTAAATATATATTTAAAATAAATGAGGAATAACATGGCAAAACATAGAAGTATGCGAGGCGAAATTATCGACCTAAACAAACTTGCCGCTAAAGCAGAAGATAGTATTACAGTGGGCAACACTAACACAAATGCTCGCGGAGATGAACTAGGACGCAGAGGTAAAGTGGTCAAGAAAGCAGACCAAGTTGCTCGTGACCATTACAACAATAATAATCCAAAGTCAGTCAAAATGGCAGGTCTTAAGGTAGATGATTGGGAAGAACCAGATGCTAACCCAGAACCTGCTCCTAAAAAGGCTCCAGAACCTGCTACTAAAAAGGCTCCGGATCCTGCTCCTAAAAAAGCACAGTCTAAAATTGTAAAAGAACAACCCCAAAAAAACGATGACCAATGGGTAGAAGATGCTGAAGGAAACTTTGTAAGAAAAGAGGACAAGTAATGAGTTTAAAAGTACTAGGCGATAAAGTAATCGTACATAAAATGGAAGCAGGCGAACAACGCACAAAGAGCGGCATATTCATCAAAGACGATAGCACAGTTAATGCAGGTGAACGCGGTATTAAATCTCGTTGGGCACAGGTGTATGCCATAGGTCCCGAACAAACCGAAGTCAAAGTTGGCGAATGGGTTCTTATGGAACATGGTCGTTGGACTGAAGGACAGTTGCTCGATTTAGGTGATGGTAGCGAACCATTTAAAATTTGGCTTGCTGATAATAACGGATTGATGGCAGTTTCAGAAGAAAAACCAGAAGAAATTCAAATGCGAGGTCTATAATGGAAGATCCAAAACCATACACTAAACTAGACCACGTGGTGTTTGGTTTAGCAGATTCTACGCCCAACAACGTTGACGAAGCAACCGAACGTAGAATCTCAATGTGGTATACAATTATTCGTGGCTTTGGTACAATATCAGAAGTTAAACAACTGGTCAAGATATTGACTATAGCAATGATAGGACTTACTATAGCCCAGATTACACTCACTGGTATCTTAATTTATTCGCTACTTTAATATTATGATTGACGTATTCTACTTAACATACGGTGACGATTTTAGTCAAGCAAACTTAAACCGTATTCGTGATAAACTCGCTCCGGGACAACAAGCATACGTAGTTAAAGATGTACCCGGAATCTATAACGCACACCGCGAATGTGCGCTATCATCCAACACAGACCACTTTTATGTTATCGACGGCGATGCTTACCTAGTTGACGAGTTTGATTTGTCTTACGTTCCATCAGATACCATTGATGTATATCCAGGTGTCCCGCAATCACGTTGCGTACATGTATGGAGAGCATATAATCCTGTTATAGACATGACATATGGTTACGGCGGTGTTAAACTGTTACATAAGGAACTATTTCAAGAAGAGAATCCTGAGGGAATTGTGGACATGAGTACAACAATTGCCAAACACGATATGCCATATTGGGCAGTACCAGATTTGTCGTGTATTTCTAAATTTAACACTACACCATTCAATACATGGAAGGCAGCGTTTCGTGAAGTCGCAAAACTGGTATCAGGAAATCTTAGTCACGGAGTAGATGACAAAATAAAGCGATGGATGAACCCAACACCATCTGCTATGCATTCTTCTTTTGCTTTACTAGGTGCAACCAAAGGTAAATACTTTGGTGAACAAGGTAAGGACCTATCACTACTTAACGATTTTGAATGGTTAAAACAGGAGTTTGAAAATCATAATTATGTGTAATACAATGTATATTATTGCCTATCATGGCAAACGAGAGAACGAAGAAGGCAGAAACAAAAGACTAGAAAACCACAACAACCAAATAGAATGGTGGTTGGATTACGATCCTAAACTACAACTTAACATCTTAGCGATGGACTACGATGATAGCGACTACTACGAACATGAACGTGTTACGTATGTAGACAAGTTAGATAGCCCTATCCCTCCAGCAAGCGCCCGTAACAGGTTATTAGAGTTATTCTATAATAGTGATGAAGAGTGGGCTATCTTTGCTGACAGTGATGCTATATTGAATCAGCATGAAAAATTCCCACATACACACGTAAACATTTGTGAAGCATTACAAAATTTCCCTGACAATTTTAACGGTGTTGACTTGTTCTGGCCACATTGGGATGGTCGACCAGGCGATGGTGCGTTTTATGACAAGTTCAACAATGTTGACCCAAAATACAACCGTGTAAATTGGGAAGATACATTACGATTTGACCGCAAGTTTGGTTCAATGAAAGGAACGCTATTTTTCTTACGAAACAACAAACAACGTGTTATGATGGACGAATCATTCAATGGTGATAGCAAAATAATCCCAGGAGAGGATGATGAATTTTCTATTGCATGTGCTGTAAATGGTTTAGGTACTTACATCTTGCGCAATATTATGTTGAAAGAGTTTACTGCACCTAGTACACATGCTGGAGAACAGAATACTCGCAAAGAAGAAATGGCAAAAGGTGATGTTATCATATGTAACAAATACAAGTTACCAAATGACCGAGGTAAGTGGTCTAAGGTGATAAAATCAGATAGAACAAATTCTCCTGCTACGGTAGAGATACCATTCACAAAAAAAGTTGAAAAAAACTTACTTTTTGACTTCTAAAGGCTTGACATTACTTTCGGATCTGCTATACTTTAAGGGAAATGAGGGAGAATTGCTCCCTCTACAACAGTATATTTTAGAGGGAACACGATGAAATTTTATAGCATGGTCCAAGGTGGAATGAGTACGTTGTTAAACCGTCTTAAGTTATCAGATTACAATCGTAAAAATGGCTACGAACCACAGTTACGAGATTTATTGGCTCAAAGAAAGTTTGGCGGAAAGATATTTACTAGGGATGATTTTGTAATAGAATTGGGAATTCTTCTCAATGAAATAAATCCAAATCGTTCCGGTGAGTCATGTCTTGACGAGGCGCAAGCAGTTTTTGGATGGTGGGCACGCAGAGACGCAATTTACCAGGTCTAATATAGAGGTTAATACAATGTTCCTTACAGACGCACAAAAAGATATTATCAATTCAGGCATGAATCAACGTAAAAAGGTTGCAGATGCCCTTCCTATGGATTCGATGGGTGAAATTGATATCAACGAATCACCTAACACTGCAAAATGTGTATCATTGCTGTTCTTTAATCTAGCAAAGTACAAGCCAAAAGATTTAGTACAGATGTACAACAAAGCGCCTAAAGTAATCGAACTTTCACAACAAATGATGAAAGATAAAGGTCGCACAGAAGAAAATGTGACCAAAAATACTAATGATCCAGTAGGCCATATCGCAAACGTGCTAGATTGTTTTTGGTTTAGACCAGTCCGTGAGACAGCCTGGGATGCTCCAGGACAGCGGCTAGCGAATCCTGATGAACAGATTGAACACTTTATGAATTACGACCCTAAACAAGTACAGCCTGCTATAGGATTGCTTGTTTCTCCTAAAGTTGTTAATGCAGACAGCGATAAAGCGTATATCATTGCTGATGGCGGCAATGGCACTGTATTGAATACACTGCCCGGTTTGATTCAGGGTTGGGTCAGTACGTTTTTCGACTTAGAAAAGATGAATCTAAAGCCAAACGCAACATTTGACAAGTCTGAAGAGTGGGTGACTCAACAATTGACGTTTAACCCAGTATTTGTGGAAGTATATCTTGACCATATTGGCGACTGTCCTAAATTGTGTGAAGAAGTTGAAAATGTTGAGCGTAGAGTTATTGAAATCTTCCAGAAAAATAACCGAGGCAATAAGGCATCTATCCCTAATCACATTAACAACATTCACATGACTAAAATGGAACCTAATTCATACGACCGGGCAATCGGCGATACATTGAAGAACATATTTACTTCTGTAAACGTGACTACAGGTCCAGTTAATGATTGCGCGGGCGGCTTTTCAGGTGATTTCGAAAAGTTGATTTCTGTTATGATGAATAATGGAATGAACTTTAGATGGGCAGATGTTTGTGTAGGTATGTCGGCTGCTGTTTCTAAACTACGTAATGAAATTTCAGGGTTCAACGATATGGATCCTATGATTTGGAATAATTTGTTCCAATACGTAGTGAGTGATTACAATGTTCCTGGAGCAGAACTTAGTTTGGATGACGAGGCACTGATTGACGTACTAAAAGAGTTCACTTCAATCATTGAATTCTACAACAAGAACGGTGCATTCCAAGGTATCAGCGGTATGGTTGATGTGAACAAGGAATTACCTGAAGGATGTACATACGTTAAGGGTAAACAGTATGACATAGCGGCGCGTGTGATACTTGAATTGCACAATGCATGTTACGGTGAAGAAAGTTGGAACAAAGTATTTGGTGTTAGCGGAAGTATTAACAAGAATAAACTTCGTACTTATCAAGTAACCGATGCTAACGGCAATCCATACTTTCATGTACTAGAAGAATTCAGTTTCTACACGGGCGATAAGAGCAAATCTTACTTCTTTAAAGATGGTAAGAAAGTAATTGGTTCAATTGAACAACTTGCCAAAATTGTTAACCCTAAAGGCGTTGACAAAGTTAAGAAAGATGCTGAAATCGCAAAACGCCGTGCTGAACTTGAACGACAACTAGCACAACTAGCAGAACTAGAGGAAGCATAATATGGAACTGCTTAACACACAATACACTGTTGAGCAGCCGAATAAACGACTGTACGAGTCTGCTGGTCAGATTCGTTCGGTCGTCAACGGAAGACCATCATGCTGTTTTCCAGGCTGTAATCAAGAACCTAGTAAAGAAAAGGGTAAAATTGATGTAGAAACTGGACAGCCTCTGTATAAATCATTATGTGAGGTACACGAACAAGTTTTTGCTGTGTCGAAACCCACATCATGGGGTGAACGCAAAAAATACTATGAACTGTGGGACCGAACACCATTGTTGGTAAAAGCGTTAGGTTCAAATGTTATAGTATGGGGAGATAAAAGTAAAGAATGGTTGTACAGCGAGTTTTATCCGACCATTCAAAGATTGATTGACGAAGGAAATATTGAAGCAGCCTTTAACACCGCAAGATGGTTACGTGGCGAATTTGATTGTGATCACATTCTAGGCAGTAAAGAATATGGTGACGAATATATTGTTCCTTTACATAAAGGCAATCATGCTGGTAAAACAACACTACTTAAAGATAACATTAGAAATACAAACACCCATACTAAGGCATCTCTCATTTACTCATGCTTGACAGACGATGTACTACAAGAAATGGGATTGGATTATACACAGGAAGACTTGTTCAAAGCCCTACGTAGAGAAATTGAACAGGTCGCATAAACATATCAAATAATAAAAAAGCCTCATAGAGACCACTAGAGGGACGAAAGTCCCTCTCTTTTTTCTTGACTACAATAAAGAAAATAGTGTATACTAATAAAAACATAACCGCAAAGAGGACTATTCAAGAATGAAACAATTATGGACTGAAAAGTACAGGCCTAAAAATATTACAGATTATGTATTTCGTGACGATAAACAACGAAAGCAAGTACAAACATGGGTAGACTCCGGAGCAATACCACATCTTCTATTCAGTGGTGCGGCAGGTACCGGCAAAACAACACTCGCTAAAGTTCTACTTAATGAACTAGATGTAGACGATGGCGACATAATGTTAATCAACGCATCAAACGAAAATAACGTTGATACAATGCGTACAAAGATTAATGGATTCGCAAGTTCACTGCCGTTCTCTGGCGATTTCAAATTTGTGTTACTTGATGAGGCTGATTATCTATCGCCCAACGCACAAGCAATTCTACGTAACATGATGGAAACGTATAGTTCAACATGTCGTTTTATTTTAACATGCAACTATCCAAACAAAGTAATCCCAGCAATTCATTCACGTTGTCAAGGTTATCATATTGAAAAACTTGACCAAACAGAATTTACAGTACGTATTGCTACCATTCTTCTAGAAGAGGGTATGGAGTTCCTACCTGATGATTTAGATGTGTACGTAAAAAGTACATACCCAGACCTTCGTAAATGTATAAATATGGTACAACAGAATATTGTAGATGGTGTATTACAGCAACCAAGTTCTGGTGAAGGCGGCGAAAGTGATTGGATTCTTGAATACGTAGCCAACTTTCAAATTGGTAAAATTGCTGAGGCTCGAAAATTAATTGTGTCGAAAGCACGACCGGAAGAGTATGAAGGAGTATTCCGCAAACTGTATGAAAATCTTGATTGGTTTGGTGAAGACAAACGAACACAAGGTAAAGCATTGATTACTATTCGTGATGGGCTTGTAAATCATTCGCTTGTTGCAGACCCAGAGATTAATCTAAGTGCTACACTATTAGAATTACAATACATTGCAGGACAACCGGATGAGTGATAGACAAGCGCCTACAAAATTGTATACCGACATTGAAATGTCAGAGTACGTAGCAAAAATGATGAACCATATTGGAACAATAGCAGAGTCTAATGATCCGCCGAATCCATTTCGTAAAGGGTATGAGGTTGACAAAAATATTAACTTAGTACTTAATTCGTTAAATGATTTAAAACAGACGCTAAGTTATTACTGTGACATTATTACCTACAATAACGATTGGACGTATATTATAGTTTGTGAGTACAAAAACGGAGGATATTCCACTGAAGTGCTAAATAGAATTGCCGATGAATGTTCTTACCCAACACAACTTTTTGAATCTGAAGATTGGGCAGTGTTTTGTATTAACATGACCATAGGACAAAAACTTATATTAGATAACGGAATTTTGAGGATTAAATAACATATGAAAGCATATATTGCCATTTCACACGAGTATAGACCGGCACCTGGAGTTAACACTTCAATCAAAGGATGGGAAACGCAACCTGAATCCATGAATAGATTTGAAACCATTATGTTTCTTACTCGTGTACGTAAATCGTTATGGTCATCAGCGACAACTATTGTTAATGTAACCGACCGAAGAGTAGAAAAGAATAATGCAGAAACACAAGGGTTTGATTCTATAATGCATTATGTGGCAAAACAGTACCCGGAACATTACCAAAGTTTTATTGAAGAATGTATACGAGAAGGTTTGGTAATACCTGACGATGATGTAGTAGAAGCATGAACAAATTATTTATAGCCTTTGTTTCATTTTTAGTCGCAGTATCAGTATCGTTTGCTGACCATGACAATCTTATGTGGAGTCCAAGTGGTCTTCCACTTGATGATCACCGAGGCCCATGGTTCGCCACTATTGATTTGGAAGCAACACAATGGGCGTGGATTCGTCAATCTCAAAATACCCGTAAAGGAGATACTGCATTACGTTTTGAAGTCCGTCCGGGTGATTGTTTTACCGCAAAACCTCACAACCCAGCATCAGGTTGGGACGATTGTACGCGTGACCGGGAACGTAGTGAAATTCGTGAAAGATGGTTACCACTACTCGACCAAGAAGTATGGTACGAGTGGAGTATGTTTATCCCCAATAACTACGAATATATCTACCCAAAACAAATCTTCTTCCAGTGGCACGATGGTGAAGGGGGTCCAGTAGTTTATTTTCAGTTGAATCGTAATAACTTTCTGATTGACATTCTAACTAAACCATCAGAAACTACACACCAATACAAAATAGGGGAACTGCCTAAGAACCAGTGGATTGATTTTACTGTTCGTGCTGTATGGTCAGACCGTAATAACGGAAACTTTACGTTGTGGATTGATGACCAGTTTGTGATGGAACATGTTGGTCCAAATATGTACCCACAAGAAAAGTTGACTAAGTTTGGTCCATTTGTTAAGATGGGCATCTATCGTTCTCACCTGTTCCGTTGGAAAGAAGACAGACCATTACCTGTTCAAGTGTTATATTTTGACGAATATCGTAGAGGCGGTAGCCAAGAAGAAGTTGATATAAACAACCATCAAGGTGACTAATGAAAGGTGGTCGGCGCAAATACTCACTGAAAGCAACCATATATGACAAGCGAGGTCGGGTTCTTTCAGTGGGTAAAAACTCATATCAAAAAACGCATCCAATACAGTATCATTATGCTAAACGGGTTGGCAGAGAAGATGCTGTATTCTTACATGCCGAAATGGCAGCACTAATCAAATTAGAAGACACAAATAAAGCATACCGTATTCATATAGAACGTTATGGTTCGGATGGTGAACCTCGACCTGCTGAACCATGTGAGATATGTAGACTCGCATTAGAGGAGTCAGGCATAAAAGTTATAGAATTTACTTGACTTTTGTCCTCCAGGCTGTATACTATGTGTATAGTCCAATTGAGAGGAAAACATTATGTCTATGGCAATCACTACTCCAGCCGGTTCACATGCTCGTATTGAAGAAATGCAAGAAATGTGCTTCTCTGATTTCCACAAAGATGTATACGGTTATCGTCCACGTGGTGAAACATGGGATTTCTATGTTAACCTGGACATGGCAACCTTTGAGTTTGCATTAGACAACATGATGCGTCTCTTAGAAGAAAACGCAAAAATTCAGGAAGAACAAGAAGCCAAAGCATTGGTTGTATTCAAGAAAAAACTTGCTAATACTATGCGTGAATACAAATGCGATTGGAAAAAGGCATTGGACCGTTTAATGCTTGCTGAAGAGAATGAATTAAATGTTGGATTCTATCTTTGGAATCAGCAGATTTCATATGCTAAACAGCGTGAGATTGAAGACCTTTACTACAATAAATCGTAAAAAAAGGTTGACACTGATCCTAATGGCTGTATACTATAAGGGTAAGTTAATGAGAGAGGATATGTAAATGAGCACTAATTCACGAATCGGTTACGAAATGTCAAATGGTTCAGTTCGTTCTATCTACGCTCACTGGGATGGCTACCCAGCAGGTGTTGGTTACACTGTTGTTGAAAACTACAGCGACTACGACAAAATTAAAGAACTTGTTGAATTGGGCGATGTTAGCATTGTAGGCGACCGTGTTGGCGTCAAATGTAATTTTGATGACCGTGATAGTATCCCTGAAGGTCAGTGTGTATTCTATGGTCGTGACCGCGGCGAGACTGGTGTAGATGCTCGTACTAGTAAAAGCATTGAAGAGTTCATTGACAGTGTAGGCGATTCAGGCGAAGAGTTTGGATATGTTTACACTACTGATGGTTTGTGGGTAATGTATGACCGTTACGGTAAGCGCACTGTATGGGATGCTGAATACGACATCCGCGATGCTCGTGTCAAGATGGAAGAATACTACGCTTCGCGGGCAGCATAAAAAACGGTTGACATACCTAACGAGTTATTGTATTATATACATATAGTTTGTTTTCGATAAAACAGTGTAGATGATTACCATCTACACTTTTCTCCATTCAGACCATGCCACTTAGATATGTTTGCCTTTTGTCCTTCTTTGCCACATTTAGGACACACCGCAGATGCCCCAAATCCCGGATTACTATTCTTCGCTATATCTGACATTTTTTGTTTTGTTTCATCTGAATGAAATCGTGTGCTAGGGTCCCTCTTCTTCGCAGCATCAGATATGTTTCGTTTATGTTCTTCGGTGAATTTGATACCTTTGTTTCTTGAATGCCCTTTATTTGCTTCGGATATTCTTTGTTTTGTTTCTTCGGTATGTTTCTTTCCATAGAATGGATTGTCCGAACCTTTTCTTTTGGCTCCGTACATTCCATTTTTCTTTCCTTTCCTATCTTCGCTGTTAATCAGTCGATACTCGTCCTTATACTTTCCGTATGATCTAGAGTTATACAGTTTTCTTCCGGACATAAGAACATGAGCCGCAATCATCTTTCTACGATGCTCCCCTTCCGTGAACTTAGGCAATAATAAATGACAAATGTAATGCTCTCTAGCAGTTAACGACACCAAGTTATCATCGGTGTCCTCTCCTCCTAGTGATCTTGGTATGATATGATGCCTCTCTGTGTAATCTTCAATAATACGATGCTTGGCGTTTTCTATGATTCTAAAATAACAATCATAATACTTATTTAATATGAACATAAATGTATTTATGTTAGAACTACTATTAGAGTGGGATACAGCAAAAAATTCAAAAAAACTGTTGACAACCAAGACGCCTTGTTATACACTATACATATAGTCAATGAGAAAGGTGTTTTAATGAATAAAATAATTTTGAGTGACGTGGACGGTGTTCTCCTTGATTGGGAACTTGCTTTTCACAAGTGGATGGAAGACAAAGGTTACACTGCTGCCGACAAATCACTTTACAAAATGAATGAAGCATACGACATTGAGAAAGCAGAAAGCAAACGACTTATTCGTGAGTTTAACGAAAGTGTGCGAATGCTTGACTTGCCTGCTTTTCGTGACGCTCGCAGTGGTGTTGCTCGGCTTGTCGAAGCGGGTTATCAGTTTATCGTTATCACTAGTATGAGCCTTGACCCAATGGCGAAGAAAGCCCGTGAGATTAACTTAGAAGCAGTGTTTGGTGAGAATGTGTTCGTAGAAGTTATCTGTTTAGACACAGGCGCTGACAAAGACGAAGCATTGATCCCATGGAAAGATAGTAACATCATCTTTATAGAAGATAAAGCAGAAAATGCTGTTACTGGTGCTGATATGGGTCTGCGAAGTATTCTGATTGAACACAAGCACAATGCTGAATGTGATGACCCGCGTATTGCTCGTTGTGCTGATTGGAAAGAAATTACTGACTTGATTCTCGCTGAATAATAATCCAATTACCTTTTTGCACACAACGATATCTAAACTGGGATACCGTCATGTTATTATATATGGCGGCTTCATTTACAGAATCAAACATTCTTCCGTCTGGTGATTTCACGTTCAATCTATTAGCAGGAATTTTGCCTTTTAGTGAGTTACTAATGTTCTCTCGTCCTTCTTTGCTGTGAGGTTTTCTTGTTTTTATTGTTCTTCCTGTGTAGTATTCTGGTGGATTCTCTCCTTCTGGAACATAAATGGTATTATCTCCATCTGTGTACCATTTTAGATTATTATCTGTTACAGCACTTCTTCCATACATGCCATTTTTTTCTCCTGATCGGTCTAACTCTTTCATCGCTTTGATATAGTTAGGACTATGCGAGGTGTCCCCTCCCGTTCCTCCTTCTGTTATATTCAGCAAAATACCACCATCATCTATATTTTTTCTACCGTGAAGTTTTATGAGTCTTCTTTCAATTGCATATGCTCCAAGTTCTGTTAGCCATGATTCTAGTATGATTATGCGATTATGATCTGGTGGTAGATTAACTCTACCGTGTTTAACCCATGCTCGATCATCTTTACCTTTTCCTATGTAATATGGAGTTCCGTCTTTTCTTAGATACGCATAAACATAATATTGACATCCATGCGTGGAGGTGTTAGTATAAATACTCATGCTGATAGTTCCTCTTAAACTGTTAGAGTAGTCAGATATTGGTGTATCGTGGACTACACTTTTATTTATGCGTGGTGTACATAATGACTGTGAAGACAAGTTTGAAAATGCCATTACTGACTTGATTCTCGCTGAATAATAAAAAATCTCTTTGTTAACTTTATCACATAGCCCACTAGTAGTGGGCATTTTTATAAATAGTATTATGAAATATATAGAACTACTTGAAGCCAAAGTCCCACACGATGAAGAATTTTTACAAATTCTGTCTGGATATATTGATGAATCCAATGCTGAATATCAACATTATTTAGATAGTAATGGTGATGTTGATGACATAGAAGAACTAGCAGACATTATCAATCATAACATTGACGATGATTTACCAATTGAATTCCACGTTAATCATGAGCCAAGACAAGATCCCACTGAATGGGCGTCTGCTATGGCGGATTATAATGACCGTGAAGGCGAGTTTGTCACAGTCATTTTACATGCTAAGAATCTTGAAGGAAAATGGGGACCTAAAACATTCAAAGATTTAGTCATAGATATGATTAAACATGAGACCATTCATTTGGGGCAATACAAGCGAATTCCAAAAGAAAAGTTCCCACAACTTAAGTCTGGTCATCAAAAAGGTATGGATAAGATCCGTGCTGGCGGTGATGAAAGTGATTGGACACGACACTATCTTGCTGATCCACATGAGTTGATGGCGTATGGTAATGACTTAGCAGGACAGATAAAGCGCACAGAAGACCCTGAAGACGCACTTCGTAATCCTGCTAAGTACATGGATGAACTATCGGTGTACAAACGCTACAGTGGCGTATTTGGGAAGCATTCCAAAGAACTAAAGCAACTACTTCGTTATGCGGCTTCTTACATGTAAATAGATACCGTATATATTTAATAAGGAGTATGGCGAAAACCAGAAAAAAGGGACTTTTCAGTCCCTTTTCTTTTATTCTTCGTCTCCGTAAATTTGTAATATTTCAATGACGGCCGGATGCCTTTCAACGTCCATCAGTTCAAAACGACTTGTAGTAATGTGTTTTAAATCTGCTGTTTCATAGGCTTCTACTAACTTCATAAAGTCGGAGAGACCATTTTCTGAAAATCCTCTATCGTGTTGCTTTAGGTCTCCTGTGACTACCATCTTAGTACCGTTGCCTATACGAGTCAGTAACATTTTCATTTGCTGTTTGGTTGCGTTTTGCATTTCATCAGCGATGATCCAGCAATTATGGAATGTTCGTCCGCGCATATATGCTAACGGTGCTATTTCAATAACTTTATTGTATAGCATATCCTCAATTTGCTCCATCGTGTAATACTCTTGGAATACATCCATGATAGGTATTACCCATGGTGCCATTTTTTCATTTAAGTCTCCCGGTAAAAATCCATGTTCTTCGTCCACTGATACAGCAGGACGAGTGATAATGATTTTACTCACCTCCTTATTCATTAACTGTTTTATACCCATTTGTGTACATAGCAAGGTTTTACCGGTACCCGCAGGTCCAATAGCAAATACTATATTGCGACCTGGGTCTGCAAGATCATATAGATAATCTTCTTGCGCTATGTTTCTGGGTAAGATTGTTGGAATGCGTTTTTTGTGGATTGGTACCACATTTCCTTGATAGACTTCGTGATTACGAGTGCTATCTACTCGTTGGGGTTGTTTCTCAATGCGTTTTTTACGCGCCATTTTCGTTCCTCCAAATGGGGGATTTCAGAAATGAGAACCTCATGCTCTCATATATATACTTATCTTCGGAATTCATATTATGTCTGAAAATTAAGTATATCTCTTATATTACTATGTTATTAACGGTGTTGTCAATAGTAATAAAAATTATATTTCTATTGCGTACCCCTAAAATTTGTAGTATAATGTAAAGTACCAGCATATTGTGTTCAAAAGATAAATACATTCATAAGACTATTAACGGAGAATTTACAGAATGTCTACAATAGAAAACAATGAGATCCTAGATAATCTAAGACGCATTGACAAGAATACAACATTGTTGGATATGCTACTTGAGTTTGAGCATGTATTAGATAAGCAGGGATTATACGTTTACAAACATTGGAAACTGGGTGAGGTTGTTGATGGACCAAATCTATCACGACACTGGCTGTATGTTAAACTAATGTACCCATACACCAAAATGCCTGAACCAGTTGGAGCAAGACGTTTGACTGAATTAGGTTGTGAAGTGGAGTTTAACAAAGGCAAACTTAAAGTGCCAGTTGACCCTAAATCACCAGAAGATTTAGACGAAGAAGGCAAACCAATCTTGAAAGAACATAAGATATGGTTGATAGACATTTGGATGCCTCGCAAGTTCGTAGATGAATTTGCTGATGGTAAAGTATCACTAGGCGATGATGAGGTTGATACTGAAGAACTAAACCAAGCATACGATAGAGGCTTGGATGATGACACTAACGTGGCGCAACAGCAACAACAAGGGTAACTGACATGAAAAGAAAGATTTACGAAGGAGTAGCAGAGGGTGACCTACAGTCACTTGTTAAAAATGTTGTAAGCATAGGCGAATATGAACCTAAAACTGGCACAAATAACGAAGTGATGGTTATAGGTTTCTATGTTGTAGACGAAGCGCCAGCAAATGATTTGGCAGTGTTTATTGAGCGTGGAACCTCAGGAGCACTAGACACAGAAGTTTCACCAAACCCTGATGACGAAGGTTATTACATGGTGTTTGTTGAAGTTGACAACGACACAGACGCAATGACTAAAACATTTGAAATTATATGTGATGCGTCTAGGTTGACAAACCTCGAAGAATGGACATTACAGTTCTATTCAGGTAAAGAAATAACATTAAAGGAGAAAGATATTAACGCATGGCTAAAGAGCAACCGTTAGAATTTGAAGGCATCGTAACTGATGTAATGGCAGGCGGAAGATTCACAGTAAAACTGGAAGATAACGACCACGAAATCTTGGCAACATTGTCGGGTAAAATGAGAACAAACAATATTAAAGTCATAATGAGTGACAAGGTAAAAGTAGAAATGACTCCGTATGATTTGTCTCGAGGCAGAATAGTATTTAGGTACAAATAATGTTTACAGCACTAATAGGTAAGTACAAAGTGTACATGGTAATGGCCGCAGTATTTGGCACATTCGCATTGGTTGCTTACTTCTATTACAAAAACACACAAGCAGAACTAAAGGCGTATGCAGTTCAAACTGCTACGCTTGAATCAGCACTAGAACAACAAAAACAAACGACAGACGCACTAAAACGAGATATAAGATTGATGCAAGATACGCTAACGTATCTAAACAACGAGTTTGAAAAATCTCGTCAGGCTGTTTCTGATATACAAGTCGCACTATCCGAAAATAGTGACGGCAGCAAACGGGACATTGGTAAAAATGCCATCGAGGATCCCATAGGCGTTGAAGAAGCAATAAATATAGGCACAGATGAAGTGTTTAGTTGTATATCTTCACTAAGCCAAAACGGAGGTAATGAAGGTGATAAGGCTATTATTCGTTGTCCTAGCGACAATGCTACTGGCGGGATGTAGTATATTTGACCGCATAATTAATGTTGATACTGCCCCAATAGAACGTCCCCAACTTGTTGTTCCCGACATTGAGGAATTTAACTCTAGACCCATACAGTGGATTGTAGTAACCGAAGATAATGTCCAACAAATTTTTGATGACCTTAAAGCACAGAATGTAGATATCGCATTATTTGCATTAACTGATGGTGATTATGAAAACCTTGCATTGAATATGGGTGATATCATAAAACTTATTCAACAGCAAAAGGCAATCATAGCGGCATACAAACAGTACTATGAAACGCAAGAGTGACCCCCATAGCATATTAGGAGTTTCTAAATTTGCCACAATGAACGAAATAACTCATGCGTATAGGAAGTTAGCGTCCGCGTTACATCCAGATAAAGGCGGTGATCCGGAGAAGTTTATGCGAGTGCATGAGGCGTACAACACATTAAAGACGTTGCCAGAGAAACAAGGCATTATAAATATGGAAATTATTTCCACTCCAAAAGAACTTGTGTCTTTACTAGGAGAAAAAGTTGTGCTATCATATAAAGATATAGAGTTTGAAATTGTGATACCATACACTACACGAGTCGGCGACACAATCAAAGTACACAACATAATTGAAAATATAGATTTATCAGTTAAAATAAAGGACAGATATGAGCAATAATCAAGATAGAGTAAATGAAACAATAGACCGTGCAATCGATAAAGCGCAGTCACTATCACATGAATATGTTACATTGGAGCATTTGCTTTATGCTTTGATGGACGATGATGACGTATGTTCATTTTTAGGTGTGCTGGGTGTTGATTCTGACGCCGTGTATAACGATTTGGAACAGTACCTTGAACAACGCACTGATATCCCTACAGCACCGGATTCTCCGCCAAAGAAAACACTTGCTATGGACCGAGTATTCAATCGTGCTGTAACACAAGCAATCTTTAATGGCAAGCAAATGTTGTATACTCGTGACATTCTAGTATCGCTTCTAAGTGAAAAAGATTCGTATGCTCATTTCATTCTAACTAAAAATGGTGCTACACGAGATAAAGCAATTGAAATTATTACACAAGAACATCAACAGCAGATGGGCGCACATGGTCAGCAAGGTCAGCAAGGACAACAGCCTGTTCGTTTTGAAGACTTTTGCACAAATCTAAATAAAGCAGCCGCCGAGGGTGCTATTGACCCCATCATTGGCAGACAAGAAGAACTCACAGAAGTAGCAGAAGTATTGGCTCGCCGTAAGAAAAACAACATTATCATTGTTGGTGAACCAGGCGTAGGTAAAACTGCTATCGCCGAAGGTCTTGCACTAATGATTGTTGAAGGCAATGTACCGCATACACTTGAAAACAAGATTGTGTACTCACTTGATGTTACTGCAATGGTCGCAGGTACTAAGTTCCGAGGCGAATTTGAAGAACGTGCTAAAATTGTGTTTGACCAGTTGTCAGAAAAAGACAATGCTATTCTATTCATTGATGAAATTCATATGATTATGGGTGCAGGCAATGCAGGAAGTTCAAATATTGATATTGCTAACTTGCTGAAACCTCTACTTGCGAGTGGCAAACTTCACTGTATTGGCGCAACAACATCCGAAGAGTATCGTGAAAACTTCGAAAAGGATCGTGCGCTTCAACGCCGATTCCAACGTCTAAACATTGACCAGCCAAATAACGCCGATACGAAATTGATTCTTCGTGGCATCAAAGAATACTATGAACACTTCCACGAAATTGAATATACCGATGAAGCACTTGACGCTGCCGTAGACCTTGCTGAACGTTATATCTTCAACAAGTACAACCCGGACCGTGCTTTAGATGTAATCGATGTAGCGGGCGCACAAGCGAAGTTACACCAAACAACAACTACTATCACAATAGATGAGGTTCGTAAGGCTGTTTCTAAGATTGCGGGTATCGCAATTGATATGATAGATGCGAAACAAAATACAAACTATGAAAAACTAGAAGGCAACATCAAAGGCAAACTGTTTGGACAGGATGAAGCAGTAGAACAACTTACAGAGGCAATCTTCATTGCCAAAGCAGGTATGCGACCACGCAATAAACCCATTGGGTCATTCTTGTTTGTTGGGCCAACTGGCACAGGTAAGACAGAACTATGTCGCCAACTTGCTGATAACCTAAATGTTAAGTTGCGCAAATACGACATGTCTGAGTACATGGAATCGCATTCAAGTGCTAAACTTATTGGTGCTCCTCCAGGTTATGTTGGTCACGGTGAAGGCGGCACTGGTAGCGGCAAATTAATCAATGACATTGAGGAATCACCAAACTGTATTCTACTACTTGACGAAGTTGAAAAAGCACACCCTAGTGTAATGAACTTGTTACTACAAGTTATGGACGATGGTAAACTTACATCTTCCACTGGCAAAGCCGCAGACTTTAGTAATGTGATTCTTATTATGACTTCAAACTTGGGTGCGGCACAGGCGGCTAAACAAGGCATTGGTTTTAGTAATGACCACGATGATGCGAGCACTGTGGCAGTAGAAAAGTTCTTTAGTCCTGAATTCCGTAACCGTCTTGATGCTGTGGTTCAGTTTAAAAATCTTGGTAAAGATCACATCACCATGATTGTAGATAAATCGATGGATGAACTAAATACATTACTGGAAGATAAAAATGTAACTATCTCACTAACTGATGAAGCAAAATCATGGTTATGCGATAAAGGTTATCAGAAGAATATGGGTGCTCGTCCTCTAGGACGAGTGATACACGACAGTATTAAGAAACCTGTTTCAAAAGAAATACTGTTTGGCAGACTGGCAGATGGAGGCACTGTGGCCGTAGGGGTCACAAACGGAGAATTAACGTTTGAGTACAATACGTAAATCAACAATTTATACACCGTATTTTGGCAAGTACGCATACAGAATACGGTTTATAAAACTTGCGAGATTTGCTAATCGCTTGTTGGAGTACGCCATCCACGGTAAGGAAATAATAAAGTCGCATTGGATGTATCATAGTATACCGTACATCCATGAAGTTTATCCCAGAACGCAGGAAGAATTGGAATCAAGATTAGAGTTAGCCAATATACTACAAATAATGGCAGCCACTGACAAAGAAAACCAATTACTGGTACACCATACAAAAGCATCTTTTTTGTATTTGCGTAAGAAAGAAGACTACGACCAATACCTACAATCAATAGACCATAAATATATTTTAGATTGTACTGAACCGGAAAATGATAGGGTACTAACCATACATGAATCATTACATAAGAATGACGATTTGCGTAAAACATTATACTTCAACAAGTACAAACACAAACTAACATTTGAAACAATAAACAACAATGTTTCACACCTGGATGTTAGCAAAATAGCCAGAACATTAGAATCAAACACTGATATCAAACTAAATAAACCTATGAGGGATGCTTTAGATTTTACTCACATGTTTTGGTGGAGATACCGAGAACATTGTATATATTGTTTGGACGAATCTGCACTTATGTACGCACTACTTATGGTAGGAGACGATGTTAAGCGCATTCAAAATGCTGTTCTATTTTCAGACCTAGTGTAAATCTCGCATATCATTCCTATTTGATAAATAAGTATGTAACAGATAAAAGCGAGGATATAATCATGGCTAAAATCAAAGAAGAACTATTGTTGATTAAAGTTTCAACTATACACAAAGATAGTGCGGATAACGATGGTGTTATCACGGATGAAATCATTTCTACAATAGAGCAAGTTGTTTCCGAATTGATAGGTGACGGCGCAGTGATTGAAGTTGAAACAATATCAAACGAGGAATGAATTAAATGGCACGTAAAACTACGGTCCTAATGGGAAATAGTGGGACAAAATTGAACTTAATCGGAGATCCAGTCCCTGGAGATAGTTACTATGGATACACAGATGGAATACATACTGTTGCTATCTATGGTGAAAACTTAACCGGTCGCATTCGTATTCAAGGGACATTAGCGAAGCATCCGACCGAAGAAGATTGGTTTAACATTTTGTTAAGCGGTATTCCATACCGTGACTACACTGAGTTTACCGGTGTAGAAGGTTTTACTTTTACAGCCAATCTAGTATATTTAAGAGCCGTGTTAGACCGCGACTCTTTTGGTATCACTGATGTAGCGGAAGCAGGGTACGTTGAAAAGATTTATATGAATTATTAAGGGGCAAAATATATGAGTATTAACGCACAACCATTTGACCCGGCTTTCAAACTAGTAGGAACATTAGAAGAAGGTCAGGTACTAGCATTTGATGTTAGTGAAAACGCATTTGTAAATGCGTACACTGACGGGACAACGGCAAACGCAAATGTTGCCACAATAACAACTATAACAAATACAGGCGCAGGTGCGGGAATATCAGCAGGTGTCGTTGGTAGTACACTTTCACTAAAATCACTAGTTGAAGGTCCAGGTATTACTATAACAGATAATGGCGACTCACTGGTAATCGAATCCGCCATAGTGGATCATCTTCAAACTGGTACTAACTTAGGTAGCGGCGCCCCTGTTTTTGCTCAAGTTAATACTAGTAATCAACTAGAATTCAAAAGTATCGCAGGCGGTACCGGTGTCAATATCACAGATAACGGTCAGACTATCACCGTAAATATCGATAGTCAATTTGGTCAAGGTACATTCTTAGAAATAAGCAATAACCTTTCTGATTTGACAGATATGAATGCGGCTCGTAATACGTTAGGCGTTATGTCTATAGCCGAAGCACAAGGTTCATTTATTAGAACCGATGCATCTTCTCTACCTGAACAAGATAGATTATACGACATTGGTTCTCCTCTACGTAGATACAATGATATCTATGCAGAAACATTCCAAGGTACTGCGACATTAGCAGACAACCTAACTATCACAGGCCCTACAGGTAGTGTGTTAGTATACGATGGTAATCGTTGGGTAGCAGGCAATGTGCCTACTGTTTCTGGTAATACCGGTTCTACATTCAGCGGCGACTACAACGACTTGGCTAATACTCCTGACCTATCAGGGTATCTTACTGCCGGCTCATTAACAAATGAATTCGTAAGTCTAACTAGTAATTCACACCCTGATGTTGACAAAGCATATGATATTGGTACTCCACAATACCGTTATAACGATATCTATGCAGAAACATTCCAAGGTACTGCGACACTAGCAGATAACCTAACTATTACAGGAAACGTAGGTGATTTCTTACGTTATGATGGTACACGTTGGGAGGCGGGTCAAGGTCAAACACTAACTCTAAACGGCACAATCTTAGAACTATCTGAAGGCAACTCTGTTGACCTATCAACTATGGTAGCAGGTGATTGGGCAACAACAAGTTATGTTGATAACGCAATTTCTGATGTTGTAGGTCTTGCTCCGGCAACACTAGATACACTACAAGAACTTTCTGAAGCAATTGGTAACGATCCTGCTTTCTTGAATAATATTACTTCTATCTCAAGTGACTTGCAGGATGAAATAGACCGTATTGAAGTTGGTGCAGGATTAGATGCTTCGGGCTCATATGTTGCTGACTTCACAACTAATTACTTACAAAGTGCCACTTCACTGAAAGATGCGGATAAGAAACTTGATGCTGAAATCAAAGCATTGAATGATACTGTTGCTGGTCTATCAGGTGGTAGCACAGGTACATTAGCAAATGTTGCATACAGCGGCGATTATAATGATTTGATTAACAAACCAGTAGGTACCGGCGGCGGTTCTGCGATGGTAGAAACGTTCAAAATCAACTACGCAACTGACGGCACAGTTTCAAGCATTTCTGATGCGTCTACTGGGATTTCGGGCACAACAGTTGCGAGTAGTGCCGGCGGACTAGTTGAAATTGAATTCAACGGTTACAATTTCCCACCAGCAGGCACTATGATTTACGGTTACGTTAAGGCAACAAATGAATATGTTGTTACTCCAGTAACTAAAGATATGACTACGCGTAAATTGTCAGGCGGAACTAATGGCGACTCGTTTGGTAACCTAGGCAATGCGAAGTTTACACTAACACTAACAGAAGCAAACACCGGCGCGTCTCGTACATTCGGTAGTACAACACACGCTTGGGTCATGCTAACAATGGTAGGATAAGGATTATAATATGTCTACATTAAAAACAAGTTCACAGGATCTAAACGTCCCAGCAAAGGTTATGCCAGCAACTGTTAATACACTGGTAGCAACTGATTACTGGGAGCATGACGATAATCTTGGTGACAAATGGTGGGAAGGCGGTGATAACCCCCAACCATACCGCTGGGAAATTACTGTAACACTAGTACCGGTAGAACATGGTTCTCACTTGACTAGAACACCTTATAGATTCAATGGACTTGACGTAATTGTAGGCGATTATATCGCAGGTTCGACTGACGGTAAAGCCGTTCAAATTGTTAGCATTTTAGAAAAAACTGATACACAAGTTCGTTGTATTGTAGAAGACGTATTACGTTACAACACTTTCCGTAACCCATCAGGTGTAGGTATATTCACTGTTCCAGGACAAGTTGTAATATTCCAGTTGAATGAGTTTGGTGAACCAATGATTGATCCACTGCCTATTGGCGTGGTATCAGAAGACTTCTATCCTAACGTAAACTCACGTTTTAAATATCTAAACCTACGTTCACACTTTGTACTAGATAAAGAAAACCACGGGTTTCAAGAAGGCGATGTTATTGCTATTTCAGATGATGGTGTATTTGAACTATCGGACAGTTCTAACTTAGACAAACTTATTGGTACCGTATCACACGCAGGTCCAGGACCAAATAAATTCATGCTTAGACCTCTAAATGGTTTGATTGATTTTGTACCAACATTGCCAGGAAACGCAGGTGACTTTATATATGCATCATCAGATGGTAGCGGAGACCTTACTGTCAACAATAGCGGCGCTCCTATATTTCTAAACATTCGTGCCGCAATCCCATCTACTGTATTGGGTGAAGTAGAAAATGCTACAACATCTGCCGGCAACGTTATTGAAATAAACGATGTACAAGTAACCATGAGTGGCACAACTCTAGCAACGGCAGCAAACGATATTAATTTGTTAGAAAGTTCACATGGTGTAATTGCTAGTGTTATACCATCGCCAACAACTGCTTTTTCTGATAATGTATCCTACACATCAGCATATGGTCTAGTAGGCGGTTATGCACCGTTTTCTGCCTCATTCAACGGCACAGTTGTTAACTTTACAACAACATCTGCTGGTCAATCAACATATAATCAGCCAGTAGCAATTGCGGAAGACATGGCGTATGACATTAATAACGCAAATATTCCTAACATTGATGCGAAAGCAATAGACAACAAACTGTACATCTATGAACGCACCGGGTCTGCTCTAACGATTGCCAATGTAACAAACGATACAAACAACAATCCATTCGCAGGTTCAGGTTCTATCGCTTCTGTAGGTTTATCATATGCGGCAACAACTAGCGAAAACTTATTATTGACTCGTTCAAATGGTGGTGAAATTTTGCTACGTAATATTTCCGGTACATCATTAGAAGACTTTGGTATTGTATCAGGACACAACGGGCATTACCCTATTGGACTAAATGTTGAGCAAGGCATTCGTACTACTCACATCGTAGTAGTCGCTAATATACCTGCTCGTGACGCACTTGATAATCTACTCGTTGGTGACCAAGCATATGTTATTGATGCAGGCGAAGGCGAATGGGGCATGTATCTATGGGATGGTACTAATTGGGTTGTTATTGCGACTCAGGATAGTGCGGCAACTGATGCCAACTCTCTGTCACATACATTTACAATGCCACTAAATACAGGTAACGATTTAGATACGGTCTTAATGGGTCGTATCAGCGATAATTCTCGTGTAGTGAGTGTTCTGGTTGAGGTTATAGAACCATTAACCGGTGGCACTTCTACTCCAGAATTTAATTGCGGCACAGCGGCGCAATTTGATATATTAGCCAATGATGAATGGTTCGACTTAGAACTTCAAGGATCTTATGCGGTCACTCCCGACTTCCACTATGCTGGGGCGACGGAACTTGAATTATTTTCGACACTATCCCATTATGGCGCTACCGCTGGCGAAATTAAAGTAACAATTTCTTACGTATAATTAACGTATTAGATAACTATTTTGATTTCGTGTATAAATAGATATAACAGAGTTTTTGAGGGAATTAACTCTGTTTTAATTTTCACCCTGATGTACAATTCCAGGAAAAATTTTTTAACATCCATTAATTAATAATATTTAAGGAGATTTAATAATGGCTTCAATTAAAAATTTCGGTATTTCAGGCGTTTCATCGGACGTACAATTTGGTAAGGGCAATGGTCGCGTAGTATACAACGCAAACCAAGAAGCAGGCGACACAGGTGACACGGGTCGTTTCCGTATTACCGCTGACGGTTCTTCGCTAATGAAACTACAAGTTGCTGAGCCGTTTGCTAACACAGACGCCGCGACAAAATTTTATGTAGATGACGCTATCTCAGCAATTTCAGGTGCTGGTTCAATTGCTGATATCGAATCTGATATCGCTGCAATCACTGCTTCAGTTGGTCTAACAACTGATGCTAACGGTCGCGTAGAAACTTACAATGCTGCCACAGTATTCTCTGGTGACACTTACCTATCTGGTACTGACACTGACATTCTAACTGCTCTAGGTACTCTAGATTCAGCGGCTGCTGGTATTGATACTAACGTAAGCAACATTGAAACTTCAATGGGTTCTATGATCGATGCAAACGGTAACTTCGTTACTACTGACCTATTGAATAGTAACTCTATGACTAGTGCTACTAACGTTACAGAAGCACTACTTGCTCTTGACTCTGACCTACAAGCATACCAAAATGCAGTTTCTACATCTGCTGGCAGCATCATCGATGCTACAGGTGCATGGTCGGCTGCAGGTCTAGCAGGTACTTCTATGGACGGCGCTGTTTCTCTAGAGGCTGCTCTTGTTGCACTAGATACTGCTATCGAAGGTAAAGATACTCTAGCAGAACTACTAGATACAGAAATCACTGCTGTTGCTGACAACCAAGTTCTAACTTGGGATGCTACTGCTAACGCTAACGCTGGTGCATGGGTTAACTCTGATGACCTATTCCTAAACGGTGAACTAGTTGTAACTGGTAACGTTTCTGCTCTAGCAAACCTAGTACTAAACGCTGATGCGACTGGTGCGGCTACTGATGATGCTATCATCATGGTAGAACGTGGTGATGATCCAAACGTTGACATTCGTTACAACGAAACTGACAACCAGTGGGAATTCACTAACGATGGTACTACTTACTACCCATTCCTATCTACTGCGGATGTGTTTGGTGGTCTATCTGTAACAAACAGCGAAGGTTCACTATCTTCACTAGCATTCAACTCTACTACTGGCGTATTCACTTACGACGGTGTAACTGATGCTGAAGTTCGTAACCTACTAAGTGCTACTAACGTTACTGCTGATGCTGGTGGTTCTATCGGTTCACTAACTTACAATGCTACTACTGGTGTATTCAACCTAGACTTATCTGCTACTGATATCGGTGGTGCGATGGTCGGTGGTGTTGGTGTAACTCTAACTGATGATTCACCTAACGACGGTGTATTCGAAATCAACATCGGTCAAGACGTTTCTACAACTTCTGATGTTACTTTCGCTAACGTTTCAGTTAACGGTACTCTATTCACTGATGACGTAACTGCGGCTACTGTTACTGCTTCTGGTGACGTTGTTGTTCAAGGTAACCTAACAGTTTCTGGTACAACTACTACAGTTAACACTGAAACTATCAACCTAGCAGACAACATCATTACTCTAAACAGTAATGAAGCAGGTACTCCATCTCAGAACGGTGGTATTGAAATTGAACGTGGTACTGAAACAAACGTTGCTCTACGTTGGAACGAAACTTCTGACAAGTGGGAAGTAACCACTGACGGTACTAACTACTTCGAAATCGGCACCGACGCTGACAAAGATGTATACGTTGAACGTGCGGCTCTAACAAATGCAGGCGGTTCTATCGGTACTATTGCTAACGTTTCTGGTCGTACTTACTACGCTTCTAAAGTAACTGTTACCGTTACTACTGCGTTTGACGGTACTGGTCTAACTGTTACTGGTGGTGGTCAAACTCTAGCAACTTCGTCTGACATTGACGAAGCAACTGTAGGTACTTACGTAATCGAACAAGATTACCAAACTGCAATGACTGCTGGTGGTGCTATCGCTCTAGCGACTGGTTCTGCTACTGCAGGTGCTGCAATCGTAACTGTTGAGTACGTTGCTGTCTAATTTTATTAGATAGATAATATCGACTAAAAGAGACCTTCGGGTCTCTTTTTTTGCCTCTTTTTTCTTTACAAAGATAAATAGATATAGTATAATGAGGGAATACGTATGACTTATATGTGGGAAAGAGCACCGGAATATTTTAGCAGATGGAGAATTTTTCCGAGAATATTTATTAGCATGTACATTTATTTGCTATGGAAAGTATCTGTATGGTTTATGAATTTGCCCGCCCCAACAATGGAACAAGCAGGTTTTGTTTCTGTTATAGTAGGTTCAGGTGCGGCATGGTTTGGCTTATATGTTAATAGCGGTAATGGGTTTAAGGTGGATGCACAACAATCCTATAACGTACCGAACCAAAGTGAACCAAAATACACTCAGTATACAGGGTCGTTTGGTGGTAACAAAAACTCGCCGGGATAACACTTATATAGGAAACAACAAGTAATGAACAAAAATAAGTTCAGACATTATCTACGATTAAGAATGGATGAAGAATTGGATAAACATGCTATCCGAGGTCTAATTACAGTATTGCGTAAAACAATACCTAATATATTCAGCCCACTTATCGAAGGTGCAGTTGTACTACATCGTGTTAATACCGACGGACATGCATATGATTTTAAAATGGATCGTAATGTAACCTCAGACGAAGCAGAAGTTATCTTAGAGTTAATTAATGAATGGACTCAATTTGATTACATCATGGAAATTACAACTAGCGAAGCATACGATTTGCCATGCGGGGAAGACGAACAAGATATTACTGCAATGAACCACAATCGTTGGGTTCAAAAACAAGTGAACGGCGGATGGAGATATGGATTGGTATTTAATGAAGAATTGAAAACAGATCCTAGACTAAGACCTTATCACGAGTTATCCGAACGATTGAAAAACTTATAAAGGCGACCATATTATGTCTGGAACAAAAAGAGTATACGACATTGATTCAAGTGAGTATTACAAATTTTTCGGCATAGAACAAAAATTTTCAATCAGTGTACGAAGTCTAACTTCCCACTATAAACGTATATGTGGCATACTTTCAAAAGAAGGCGATGTTATTAAAAACAACAAACTATCGTTTGCGAAAACAGGATTTGAAACACTACTAAATCCCATATCAAGAGCCAAATACATTTTGAAGTTGAAAGGGTTCGATGATTTTAATGACACTAACCCAACTACTGATATATCTATTGCCAGTCAATTGAAATTACAACTAAAAAATTCAAATGACATAGAAAGTATAAACTTATTGATAGGCGAACTAAAAGAACAGTCTGATTTCATTATAGAACAAATTAGAAAAAACATTGATGTGAAACAAAACTATAGAGTTGCGTCAAGTTTTGTGACTAGATGGTATGAATTGCAAAAAATATATAAACTTGCAAAAGAGAAACGTAAACTCATTGGTGTCAATGCAAAATTAATACCAATAGAAACTTAAGTCGGGAGATGGTATGACAATATTTTTAAAATGGTGGTTAATATTTTGCTTATCTATAGCAACTATAGTAACCTCTCACTTTCTGGGTATGACCCAAGAACTATTAGACAGCGATATAACAAGACTCAGTTTTGTAATTGTAGGTCTTTTTGTAATAACAAGTATGTATATGGGCAAAGCCGCGTACAACAAGCAACATGACCAAGACTATCAAACTGGATTGTGGGTAGGAAATTACGTATATGAACTACTACCTATATTAGGTCTAATAGGGACAGTTATCGGTTTCATCTATATGTTTGGTGGTAGTTTCAGTACGATGGACCCGAGCGACCAAGATTCTGTCAAAGACGCACTGATAGCAATGGCCGCAGGCATAAGTACAGCATTGTACACTACACTGTTAGGTATGATTACGAGTGAAGTGTTAAAACTACAGGTTATAAACTTAGAAGGTCGTTACGATGCAACCGAAAAAACTGACACCTAAAATAAACGATACCAGTATAAAAGATGTACTGTTTATTATTGTTATTGGACTGGCGTCACTATTTGTTATTGCATTCTTACTAATCAATCCGCCAACCAAGAAACATGATGCCCCTAAGAAAGCAGAATATCTTTTTACTCTTGAATGGCATAAAGATTCAACTGATGATTTAGATATATGGGTTCTTGGACCTCAAGGAAATGTTCTTTCGTTCCGTGATAAATCAGTAGGCCTATTACATCTTGAACGTGATGATTTGGGCATGTCTAATGACAAATACAAAGAAGATGATGGAACTGTACATTATGTAAGGTTTAACCGTGAAGTTGTTACTATGCGAGGACTGCAACCAGGTAAGTATACTATAGCAGTTGGTGTATATCAAAACACGTTTACGCTGTTAGAATCTATACAAAAAGGCGGTAAATCAGAAAGAGTTAATTACTCTCCCAATGACCAAAAGTTGTTGGATACCAAACAATTTACAGTGAACATAATTAAAATGAATCCTTCATACAAAGAAGTATATTCAGTCACGTTGCCATACAGACTAAAAGGACAGGAACTAACTATAGCAAACTTTGAAATAAATGATAACGGTGACATAGTATCTTTGGATACTTACGACAATCCTTTCATCTACCGCAATACCAAAGGCGGTGGGGTTGAACGCGCATCTGAGAATTAGAGGACGACATGAATTTACTAGAACTAACACCCATACTAATATCACTAGGATTTCTAAGTCTATTACTGTTATGGATTGCCATAACAAATCGAAAGAATCCAAAATTACTAATGGTTATTATACCAGTAACTATACTGGCAAACCTAACGGTATTTTTTACATTTGACCGATTGTTAGGTTACCCAGTTGTGGGTAAAATACCTGATGGTAGTTTATACATACATCATGTTGGTAGTATGGACAAAGAGTGGATGCATGTTTGGGTCTATGAAAAAAATGATGACAACAATATTTCTCCAAGAGCATACAGCATTCCAAACACAAAGAACAATCGTAAACAAATGGAACAGGCTCGCAAAAAAGGGGAGCAAGGAGTACCACAACAAGTTCAGGAACAACAAGTTAAAGGTTCCAATGTGGATACAGAAAAAACAGAATACGAAATGTACGACTTTGATCCTGTGCAGGCAATGTCAAAAAATGGAACAGAATAATAGTTGACTGATAACCTTTAGGATGCTATTATTAGAATAATAAAGAGTGAAATACTATGCATAAACTAATACAAAAACACGACGGCGAAAAACTAGTTTACATATGGCAAGATAATAATCTCAACCATTTAAGTCCTCCATTCGATACACTTGAAGAGGCTGAAAATTGGTTTATAAAGTCAAAACACTATGACGATAAAAATACTGAATCTAGAAGAATTAGACACCACGATGTTGACAGACGACATCCCAACGACCGTAGAAAACGAATATCTATGATGCCTGATAGACGAACAAGTCCATACGGTAGACGCTGGCGAGACGAAATAAACAAGTTTAGGAAATAAGCAAAAGCGGGATTGTCCCGCTTTTTTCTCGGATAGACATTTCTCACCTAAAAGATAAATACAATAAAGACAAACTTTAACTAGGATTTGATTTTGTAAATGAAAATAGCAGAAATTATAACAGAGAGTGTACTATTCGAAGCAAAGCAACTAGGCAGAGCATTCAATCACCTCGAAGACCTTGTATTTTTTCACGGTAGTCAAGGAACGATTGAAGCATTGGATCACCTAAGAGACATTGCTACAGAAGAAGGTGCAAAGTCTATTCGTATGAAATGGGATGGTTCACCTCAAGTATATTGGGGTCGTGAACAAGCAGGCGGGCCTCTTGTATTGGCAGGACACAATGGTTGGGCACGAGGTGCTAAACACAGTAATCCAGCAGACATAGAAGATTTTATCGCAAATCAATCTGGTAACCCTAAGACGCCAGAAGAGAAAGCAGAACGTGGAGCATTTGCTAAACAATTTGCTAATCTATATCCACTATTTGATGCCGCAACACCAAAAGACTTTGTTGGTTATGTATATGCGGATGCGCTGTTCTTGACTAGACCAGAACTAAAAGATGGGATATATACATTCTGTCCCAACCCTAAATCACAAACTTGCTATCATGTAAGACAAGACAGTGAACTAGGTAGAAGAATAGCACAATCAGAGGTTATGGTTGTGGCACATGCTTTCTTCCCAGAGTTTGGTATGCCTGACCATGAACAACAACCACTATCTGACTTTAGTGAATTCAACAAAACAAGTAAACTTATCGTGCAAGGACCTATATACAACAGCAAACCTGTTAAAGTACAGACTACCGCAATTGACAAAGTAGAAACATTCCTAAAGTCTCATGCTAATAACATTGATAAGTTCCTAGAAAGTATGAAAGGTCTAGGAGATTTAAAAGAAATACTGTACAGATTCGTAAACCAAACAGCAAAAGCAAAACGTTTGGACCATCTGAGTGATGCAGAGTTTTGGAAGTGGCTAGAAACAAGTAAAGTTAGTTTGCCGAAACAACAACGAATTAAAGAACTAAATGACAATACAAAAGCATTACCAGCAATCTTTACACTAATCAAAATGATTCAACGAATGAAAGACGATATTATTGACCAAGTGGAAGGCGAGCAAGGTGATATTTGGGATACCAACGGTGAAGGCCGTGTACGTTATGCCGACGATAGAAAACAATTCGGCAATGTTAAACTAGTACCAAGAAAAAGGTGGACACCATAATGAGAATATATAATCTATTTGAAGGTAAAGAAAACACTGTTGGTATTATATTTGGCAGGTTTAATCCGCCACATAAAGGGCACGTTGCTGCTTGGGAACTGGCGAGTCAAAATGACGAATGGTATGTAAGTACTAACCCAAGTACTGTGGGACCAAAAGATCCACTACCACTAGAAGTTAAAAAGCAAGCAATGTTTGCTATGATGCCAGAGATTAAAAATCATTTTGTAACAGAACAAAGTTGGTTAACATTGGCAGCAATGGTATACAAGAAACACGGATCTGTATCATTAATAGTATACACAGACGAAGATTGGGTAACGAAAACATTACAGAAGTACAATGGTGATGAAGGTGCGCATGGTAAATATGCGTTTAAAGACATTATACAGCACCCTACGCCACGATTAAGTAGTGCAACAGATGTACGTGAAGCAGTATTAAATCAAGACCCTAAGGCATTTGAAAAAGCAACGGGTGTGCCTGCCAGCACTAAAGTTGGAGGTAAATCATATTTTGATGTGGTATCAGAATACTTGTTACCATATAAAGAATTAATTGACGCAAAAGCAAAAAAAGCGAGGAAATAAACAATGGCAATTTTCAGTAATGGCGCATTCAAGCCATACAAAACATACAACATTACAGCAGGTACATCACCTGTTAGTACACCAGCGTTTGAACATATCGGCGGTGTTATACGAATAGCGGCAATGACTGATATATATGTTGCTGTTGGTTTAAATCCAGTAGCAACAAAAGAATCAATGATTATACCAAAAGGTAAAGTTGAGTATCTAATTGCGAAAGAAAATGAAAAGTTATCAGTACTACAGGTCAGTCAGTCTGGCATAGTATCTGTATCGGAAATACAATAAGGAGAGAGAACGATGGCATACGAACACGACAACGGAGATAGAATCCTACAAAACTTACACAACACAATGAAATACGATGCAGATGGTGAACCTGTACTACGTGTAAGTATTGAAAATATAGAGTCAAATGCAGGCACTTTAGAGGTCACAGGTGGTAGTTCAATTAACTTGATTACGCAAGGACCGCCTAGTACACCACTAAAAACTGTATGGGGGACGCCTAAATACGCACAAGACTACAGTATCTACAGTGGTATTTGGACATATAACATCCCTATTCGTAAATGGTTAACATACATTGACGGATCAGAACTACTTGATCCTAACGATGCTCCCGCCCGAGCATATTCCAATCAAGGCGCATTGTTTATTAAGAGCGGAACAACAATTGGAAATCGTACTCGTGTATCCTCTCGCCGTCACGCTCGTTACCAAGCAAACCGCGGTATGTACTACTCTTCTTCTGTAGGTCTTCCCGATCCCACTGCAACTGGTATTAGAATGTGGGGACTATTCAACCCGGTACCCGACACTGATGGTTTTTATTTTAAACTAGAAGATGGTGTACTATACGCATGTCAGGCGTATGCAGGGATAGAACGTGCCGAAGAAATCACTATCCCGTTTGATATTGATTTGAGTCTTGGTAACATCTATGATATTCAAGCAATGTGGCGTGGTGTCGGTAACATTCACTTCTTTATTGGTAATCCAGAGACAGGTAAAATTGAACATGTTCACACTCTTTACAACTTGAACATGCTAGACCAACGTGTATCAGTTCGCACTCCTGCACTGCCATTGGCACAAGCGTCTGAAAATAAAGATGGAACGGAAGTTACTATGTGGGTAGGTTGTGTTGACGTATCAGCAGAAGGCGGTCGTGATATTCAGGAACAATATGCATCTGCGGTTATAACTGACTATTTGACTGCTTCACAGGCAGTAGTTAGTGCAATTCGTATTCCAGAATCAATAAACGGCATACACAATACTCGTGACGTAGACTTATCTCGTGTTACAGTAGCAACAGACAAACGCTGTGTAGTCAATATATGGATTACACGCGATCCAACTTCTATCACAACAACAAACGGAGATGCTGACTGGACACGAACAGGGTTAGGATCGTTTGTAGAATCCGTTGACATTGCTCAAATAACTGCATATGACAAAACAAAAATGAATCTACTATCAACATTCCCTGTATCTGCGAACAGTTCAAAAGAACTTATTTCGCCACAGCAGAATCTAATTCAATACTTTTTGATTCACGGAGATTACTTGATAGTTGAAACTACAGGTGCTAACCCAACTGTTGACTGTATCATTGAATGGGGTGAGGAGGTATAATGAGAATTAGTAAACTTTATGAGTATAGTGACGAAGACTACTTGACTCAAGATGATTTAAACAGACTTGACAAATTCGCAGACCGCGAGTTTGCCGAGTTTGGTATTGATGTTCAGTTTACACGACACTTTTTAGACCGTGTTAATGATGAAAGGAATCGCCGTCAAATTACGGCAGCAGAACTTGAAGAACTATTCCAAAAAGAGGCAGACAATTGGGGTAAACCCATTGCGCAAATGGGTCCCGGACAAGATGGCGTGATGAAAGACCGCAGTTCTAAGATTAACTTACCGTTCGCTCTTAACTGGGACGGTAAGAAACTTAAACTAGTAGCAAAAACAGTAATGCGCAAGCCTAACTTTAAAACTACTAGTAAAGAATTCCCAGTAGAATCGGTAGAAAATTCATTAGATGCTATTACGCCAACAATAGATGAACTTATAGACAAGTACGAAGTAAGTATTTCAATTCTTAATCGCCAAATCAAAAAAGGCATTGATGTAGAAATGGAACACACTTCTGATCCTAAAGTTGCACTAGAAATTGCACTAGACCACATCAATGAAGACTTGTTTTATTATGAAAAACTTGCTAAAGTAGAAGAGGGGAGTGATCCTTTTGCGGCAAGTAGATCACAAGCCGTTAATCGTGCTAGAAGACTTGACGTTGAACGCCAAGCAATTATCCTTGACCGTATCGGCAAAGCAAAGACTATGGATGATATGGAAAAGATACATACAGAACTCGACAACATTAGAGAAGACGTTGCGGGTCCTGTTAAAATGTTGAAGAAAGGTGCTGCCGCAATGTTAGGCGGTAAAAACTACAAAATAGCACTAGACATGCTTCACAAAGCAGTATCAAAGGTAAAGTCTCGCGGCAAACCAAGACATTCAATCGAATATTATGCTGATATGATTGCTAGACAATTTGCAGAGGGTCACATAAACCGCAATAAACTTGTCAATCTGTATGTTAAAAAATACGGCGAGATCACAGAAGACAAAGATGCATCAGTGCCGAAAACTCAAACTGACATAGGATTCGATCCGAAAACCATAGAGGCATTGTCGTATCTACGTGTTAAGTACCCACAAGCAGAAAACGTTATTGCTGCCCTTATCGCAGATATAGAAGATTCACAAAGTATCAGCCTTAAGAATGATATCAAACATGATATTGACATAAAATCACTGGACAAAAAAGTTGGCGACATTGAAAAGAAAATAAAAAGTTTCAAAGGCGAAAGCAAATCTAATGTAGGCAAAGTCGTTAATGAGATTTCACCCGACAAACTTAAAAAAGCGGCTGCCGCTGCTGATGCTGACTGGAACAATGAATTTGAGAAAGGTGTAAGCAATATAGGCAAAGATGCAAGCGAAATTGAAGCAAGTCGTAAAAAGATGGATAAACGCCGCAAACAAGGTCTGAAGTTCCGTCATAAGGCAGCCGACAAAGAGTTTGCCAAGAAGGAAGTAACAGAAGGTGTTGACGATAAAGTACCAGCACCAGTACAAAAGTTACTCAGTGATTTGTTCTTTATTCATTGGCAATCAAATGGTCGTGTAGAAGACCAAGGTCACTTCATTGTATTCAAAATGGGCGGCGCGGGTAGCGCGGCTGATGTATTTGATAGAGCACAAGAACTTGGTTATGAAACAAAAGATTCTAGCATTGTAGTTGACGGCATGGAAATAAGTGTCAGAGATGGCATGAGTAA